GCGCCGGCCATTATTTGTCCCCCCGACGAGCCCACGGGTCCCACGCGCCGGCATACCGAGCGCGCAGGTCGAATCGGTGATCGACGTTGTCGAGAGTGACCTGGCCAACGTCAGCATAGGCGTGCACGATCACCGGCCACTCGACGACGATGCCGGCGTGCGAGAGGGAGCGCCCGTACCGGAACAGCACGATGTCGCCCGGCAGCGGCTCTCGGTCGGTCACCCGCGCGGCCATCTGCTCGACGTAACCGAGGAACTTCTCCTCGCCTCGGTGGTGCGCCCACGCGCGAGGATAGCTCTCGATCGTGACCGACCCGATGATCCCGCACGCCTCATAGACCGCCGCCAGCAATTGCCCGCAGTCAACGCCCGCGCCCCTGACGCGTGCCTCGTGGATCCATCGCGTCCCCAACCAGGTCCGCGCCTCCGCGACCACCGCCGCGCGCTGCTCTTGCTCGCTCATCGGATCGACTCCGGCCGTGGGACAAACGGGAATCCGCCAAAGCGGCCGCCAAGCGTTGTGCAATTCCCCGAGTCGGTGCCCAGCGTGGTCGTGCTCTTGTTGCAACCGAGCAGCACGGTCGCGTTGTTCGTGCCGGCGCTGGGCACGGTATTGAGCGGCATGTTCAGCGTGAGCACGTCGTTCGAGCCGCTGCTCGCCATCGCGATGATCTGGCGGCTCTCGCCGTCTGCGAACTTGATAGTGCCGAGCGTGTACGCGCCGTGCGCGAGCCCGCTGACGGTGACGCTCGTGGTCGTTGCGCCGCTTTGGACCGAGACGGTGACCGGCGCCTTCACCACGGTGCAGTTCGCATCGTAGAGCGAGTACGGGCACTGCGGCATCAGGGTGCGCTTCGGCCATTGGAGGTTCGCGAGGAGCTCCGTCGAGCCTTTCAACGTCAGCTCGACGCCGCTGCTCTTCGGCGCCGCCTCCGAGACGAGACCGACGAACCAGCAGAGCGGCTGCTGGCTCACGTCGCCGGGCGACGCCATGAAGAGCTTGTCGACCTGCATTGTCGCGTTGTCGAAAGCACCCTGCAGTGCCGCCAGCGACAGCGAGGTGTAGCCAGGAAGCGAGTATCCGGCGCCCCCGCCGGGCGCGGTGCCGCCGTAGAGGCCGAGCTCCATATCGCACAGCTCGACGCCGTTGACCTGGCGCGACTTGCCAACCGTGATCGCTGGGCCGCTCGAGGAGAACGTTGGCGCCGCGCTCGGCATCGCGCCGCTTGGCGTGATCGCGCCTGTGTCGAGCCAGGTGAGCACGCCTGGGCCCACCGCGCCCAAGTAGAGCTCGGCGCCCGACGTGCGCCCGTAGATGCGGTAGCCGGTGGCGCCGCTGACGGCGGACCAATTGACGTTGATGCCCTCCGTCGTCGCGATCACCGCCGGCGTCTGCGCCGACGGCAGCGACTCATTCGCGGGCCCGAAGAGCGCCGTCACCCGGTAGTAATATGTCCCCGCGGTGAGCGTGCCTGCGCCGGCCGTATAGGAACCGTTGACCGGCACCGGCAATGCGAGCGTGAGGTCCGTCTCGTAGTCGGTCCAACGGAAGACGCCGCCGCCGACGAGCGTGAGGGTGTAGAGCCGCGCCATCATCAGCTCGACGTCCGAGCCAAGGTTGGTGTTGAGCAGCGAGAGCAGCGACGACGAGGCGATCTTCATCGCCGCACCGAGATCATCGTGATGCTCTTCGTCGACCAGACGCGCGAGTAGTCCTCGAGCTGCTCCATCTCGAGATCGTCCATGTCGAAGCGCACGCGCAGCTGCGGCATGGGCCCGGCGGGCGTGATGGTGGTGCTGCTGTCGACGTAGCTCGTCGACGCGGTGTTCGCGATGAAGAGCTCGTTACCCTGCGTCGTCGAGCGCCCGTAGACGTTGTACGAGAGCGCGCCGGAGACGGCCGACCAGCTGACGGTGATCTCGCCGATCGCCGAGAGCGTGCATGTGCACTCGGCCTGCACCGACTCGCCGAGCGCGGTCACGCTGGTGACCGAGTAGTAGTAGGTGCCGGCGGGAATGCTGCCGGTGCCGGTCGTGGGCGTCGCGGTCGGCGTCGGCGCGACAACCGGAGTGCCGCCGTTGTAATAGGCGGGCTGAACGGCGAACGGATCGTTCAAGTAGAAGTAGTCCCACTTGCCGCGCATCTGGGCCTGGAACCACGCCAGCGCAGCTGCCTCGCTGCCCGTGAACTGCGCGGAGCCGCCGGTGTTGTAGACGGTGATCGTGTTGCCGCCCGCGCGCGCGAACTCGAGCTCGAGATCCCAGCGGTAGCGAGGCGTCGCCCAGTAGGCGATGCGCTGCTCCTTGCCGGAGCGCGACTCCTGCACGTCCGTCGCCCAGAGCGGCGTGCGCTTCACGCTGAGCGTCTGCCCGGGGAACGTGGGCCAGAGGAGCGTGCTCATCGCGTCCGCCGGTTGCTCTGCGCGCGCTGCGCGGTCTTGATCAACGCGCCCGTGTTGTTCTTGAGCACGCGCTCCATCCCTCGGGCGTCGATGTTGTGGACATGGATGTCGCCGCCGCCGCCCGCTCCCGACTTGCTCGAGGCCATGCCGCGAATCATGTCGGCGTAGCGCGCAGGAAGAACCATCTCGCGCGCGTGCAGCTGTGTGAGCGGGTTGAAATTGCCGATGTCGAAGCCGCCCTCGGCGCTGGCCATCGGCCCCATTGCGCCAAGCACCGAGCTGGAGGTCGCCACCATCGCAGCCGCCGCCAGCTCGGGGCCCACGAATGGAATGGACGCCATCGAGGCCGCTGCGCCAGCGCCGGCAACCGCCGCGTCCGAAGTCACCGACGCAACGTTCGCCGCCTTCGCGGCAGCGTCGCCGGCTTGCTGGGCCGCGAGAGAGCCCGTCGCCTTGAGGACCTGCTGAGCAATGAACTCCGTGGTCATGCGGATCGCGTCTTTGATTGCCGCGTCGGCCATCTCCTTCATCGACTGCTTGAAGGACTTGGTTCCGTCGATCATCCCCGTGATCGCGCCGGTAAATTGGCCGGCCACCTTCTTTGCGGCAGCTATCTCTTCTTCCGCCTGCTTTTTTAGTTCCTCGGTGGCCTTCTTTCGCTCGCCATCCTCGAAGGCACTGATGCGCTGCTGCCGCTCGACGCGGCGCTGCTGGTTTTCCTCCTCGATCTTATCTGCCTGCTTGGCGGCCTCTGCGGCCTCTGCGATGCGCGGATGCTCGGCGGCGAAGAGCGCATCAGCGTTGGACTTCTCGATCTCCGCGAGGAGGTTGCTCGCGTCGATCGCGGCCTGCGCGTATCCCGCACGCAGGGCCGCCGACTTCGCCTCCTGTTGGTCCTTGAACTCGAGAAGCTTCTCTTCGACCTGACGCTGATGCTCGGCCGCCGCTGCCGCCTTCTCGGCGGCGATATCTGGCGCCGCGGCCGCGGCGATACCCGCCATTACTTTCTGGATGGCAACTAGCTTGGCGCGCGCATCTTCCTCTTCCTTCAGCGCGGCCAGCGTCGCGCCGTTGTCTGCCGCCTCGGGGCGATCGAGTTCGCCGATATGCTTCTCGTCGCGGTGCACTCCGGCGCCCGCAGCAGCGGCCGCCGCGTCACCCTTCTTGCGCTCCTCCGCGACCTTGGCGATCGCCTCCTTGAGCGCCTTCTGTGCCTCCTCCTCCTCGCGAACATGCGGCGACAAGAGACCAGCGGCTTTCAGCGCGGTTCCCATCAGGCCCGCGGCTTCCTTCGCCGCCGTGAGTTGATTGGTGAAGGCCTTGATCTCGGCCACTCCGTCGGTGCCGATCTTCGCCGTGGCCTCCGCCGCAACGTTCTCTTCCCGGCTCAGCTCCGTGAACTTCTCGATCGCGAACTTCACTCCCTCGATGGCGACACCGAGACCGCCACCGAAAGCGAACGCTGAGATGAACCCGGTGACCTCCTTTGCTGCGCCCTTCGAGGCGATGCCAAGGCCCTGCACCTGCATCGCAAGGAACCCGGCCAGGCGTCCCTCGCTGCGCTGCTCGCTGGCGAACTCGCGCAGCTTCTCGGTGAGGCTCTCGACGGGCTCTACCGCTTCTTCGGCTGCATGCCCGAGGCCCTCGACGTCGCCCTTGATCTGCTCGGTTGCCTCTTCGGTGGCGCCGGCAGCTTCCTTCATGCCATCGACCAAGCCGCCGACATCTGCGCTGATCTTTACGCTGATCGCGTCGTCACTCATCGGCTACTCCCAAACTGGTTCACCGTCGCGCGGTTGATCGCGCGCATCCGCTCGAATTGCTCCGGCGTGAGTTCCTTCGGCTGCGCGGGCGGGCGCGGCGCGCCACGGCGCTGCGTACGAGCAACGGGCTTCACGTTGAGGTAGGCCTTCACCACGACCGCGAGCGGCGGCTCATCTGCCCAGTGCTCGAGCAGCTCGTTCGCGTCGGCGATCGTCATCTGGTCGATCTCCGCGTAGGTCCAGCCTGTGCCCTCGACGATCCGCCCGTAGACTCGAGACAGCTCTACGGGCTCGCCGCTTCCCCCGGCTTGGTCCCAATCCCCGCCAGCTGCTGCACGCGCAGCACCAGCGCGAACGGCAGCGGCGGCAGAGCATCGGTGAGCCACGCCAGGTCAACACCCTCCTGGCCGTCGAAGAAGATGAGGAGGTAGCGCGCGAGCGCGTCATGGATCGCGTCGCGAACCTCGTCGGCGCTCTTGCCGTCGACCGCCTCAGCCTCGTTCAGCTCCGTGACCATCACCGCGTGGGCCGCGCGCGCGACGTTGCGCACGAAGCCCATCGTCGCTTCCGGCACCTCGAGCTCGCGCCCGCCGATCTTGACCGTGGCCATTGGCTACTCGCCCACGTACTCGGTGAAGACGGTGGTCGAGCTGGCCGACTGGATCGCGCGGCCGCTCAGGTCCTGCTCCACCCAGTCCTCGGCCTTCAGCGCATAGCTGAGGTTGTCGAAGTGGACGTTGGGGAAGGAGAACCCGATCGGCTTCAGCATGCCGCCGACGTTGAAGACGTCGTAGACGCGCACGGCGTAGCCCACGCTCTGGCCCATCGTCTGGTTCGGATAGACGAGGTTCGAGCCCGCCGTGCTCGACGTGTAGCTGTAGACGATCGACACGTTGTGGGTCGTGTCGGCCGCAGCGAACGTGTAGACGCCCGCCGCCACGCTGTACTGGCCCGCCGTCGGGCCGCTCGCGACGCGCGTCTTCCAGAGGCCCGTGGTGATGTCGAGGACGCCGCCGTCTTCGGTCCAGGTCGCCGACTGCGCGACCGTGACCTGGTAGGGAGTGCCGGGGATCGTCCACGCCTCGCCCATCACCGCGAGCGTGGTGGAGTTCGCCGTCGTGGTCGTGCCCGCGAGCAGCATCGCCATCGTGGCGGCGCGGAAGTCGGCGCTTTTGATCTTGAGCGTGATGTCGACCTGACCCTCGCCCGCGTCGATCGGCACCTTCCACTGGCCGCTGAGGTATTTCTTCGCGACCTTGAAGTCGACGGTCGCGTCTTTGAGGATCGCGATCGGGACCGGCGTCGGCGTGGTGCCGCTGGGCACGGCGTAGATGGTCCCCATTCCGAAATTGCGCATGAGCTACTCCTTGGCTGCGAGGCGCGCCTTGAGCGCATCGCGAGCGGCGTTGAAGCGGTTGAAGAGGTCGGTGGAGAGCAGCAGCCCGTGGAACGTCTCGAGGAACCAGGCGTCGACGATTGCGGCGCTTGGATGCGGCGCGGGCGCCGGCACGAGCTCCACGTCGAGCGTGGGCGCGCTGGTAGTCGTGGTCGGGGTCTCGGTCGCGGACATCAGGCGCCTCCGGTGGCGAGGATCTCGAGCGGCACGATCGCGACGCCCTGGCCGGTCTCGACGCCCTCGCCGATGTCGATCTCGGGGCCCATCCAGACGCGCGAGACGAGGCCCTTGAGCGTCGTCGGTGACTGCGGCGCGAGCGGCGCGCCATCTCCGTTCACCCAGAGCAGCGCGTTCTCGAGCGCGGTCAGGATTGGATTGAGGACCGAGCTCGGCGCGTTGCCCGTCTCGGGGTCCGTGCGCGCGTAGATGAGGACCGTCGCGCGCAGCGTCCAGACGGTGGGCAGGCCCTTCGTGTTCTTCGCGCTCTCTTTGTGGGCCGAAAGGAACACGGCCGGCTGCTCGGTGGGCGCGACGCGGCCGAGGTCGCGCGTCACACGCGAACACGTCTTCACGCCAGGAATGGCCGCGAGCAGCTGCTCAAGCGCGACGTAAATCGCTTCGCGGTTCAATGCAGCCATGCCGAGCAACATCGGCTCGCGCGGCCACAGATTCCGGAGCTACTCGCTCGCCCCAGACGCGCGCGCGAGGGCGGAGTGAATGCGTGGGCCCATGTCATCGAGGGCGGGCTGCAGGAACGGCCGCGCCTCGACGCTCACGCGTCGCTCGTGCGCGCGCACCAGCGACTCCACTCCCGACGGCGCGCGGCGCAGATGCTGGCGCACGCTCTCTGTGCCACTGAAGCCCAGCTCCCAGAAGCGCGCGTAGACCTTGTTCGTCCCCACGCTGCTGGTCATGGAGTCGCCGTGCTCCTCGTACTTGGCGTTTGTGCTGCGGCTCAGGTCGCCTTTCTTCCTGTTCAGCGCAGCTCCCGACAGATAGACGCCCTTTACGAGTCGCAGCGTCTCGAGACCGAGTTCTTGCACCGTCTTGCCGATACGCGCGCGCAGCGCGGCGGACTCGCCACGGAGCTTCAGCGCGACACTCTCTGCGCCGACAACCTGGCCGGAGAGCACAAGCACGCTCACAGCGGCACGATCTTCCGGTACTTGTTCAGCATCGCCGCCGCCGTCACTGGCATGGCCTTGAGGTCGAAGCTGATCGTTTGCGCATCAATGACCTGGCTGCGCAGATCAGGCCCGCGCGCGCCGCGCCGATAGGCGCTGACCACGAGCTCGTTGCAGGCCTGCGTGATCTCGAGCGGGATCGACGACCAACCCGCTGTGTAACTGATGAAGATGTTCCGACGCCCCCGGCAGAACTCGTATCCGTAGAGCGCGAGCTGCGTGCACCCAACAGCATCGGACGACGGGATCAGGAAGTAGCCGGCTTGGTTGATTGCCGGCTGCACGGGGATGACCGTGGAGCCGATGGTCAGCGAGGTGATCGCCTGCACCGGCGCCTCGGCGAGGTACATCTCCTGCTGGCCGTTGCCGTTGCGGATCTCACTGTACGCGGTCACGCCGACGAAGCTGCGCGCGCAGTAGCTCGAGATCCACGCGCTCACCGCGGTGATGAGCGACTGCACGATCGCATCGCCGGAGCCAGAGGGAATGCCTCCCCAGGCCTCCACCGCGGCAACCGTCGTCAAGTCGCTCGCGGCCATTGGCTAGCCTCCGCGCTTCTTCTTGCCCTCGGCCGGCTGCGCTTCCAGCTCGGCGATGCGGGCAGCCTGGCGCTCGTTGGTCGCCTTGCCCGTCTCGATCACGCTCTCCAGCTCAGCAATGCGCGCGCGCAGCTGGTCGATCTCGGTCGGCCCGGGCGGCGCCTTGCTCATGCCGAACGCGGCCGCGAGCTCGGCCGCATGCTCGTCGGGCACTTCGAACGCGCCATCCACAGCCGCCGTGATGGTGCGGCCGGCGTGGCTGATCGCGTGGAGGTGCCGAGCAAAGAGGCGAACCATGAGGATGCTCCGAGGGAGGCAGGAGCCCGGTGCAGTCGGCCGGGCTCCTGCGCGCGAGCGCTGAACTAGCCGTTCGCGATGTTGGTGATGATGCCGAACGCCGACGGGAAGTAGTGCTTGAGCACCTCGTCCACGTAGACGCCGTACTCGTACTTGCGCGTCCGGAGCTGCCACTCGAGCTGGTAGTACTCCTGCCGGATGTCCATCTCGAGGACGGCCGGGACGTTCGAGAGCGGATACGGCAGGCTCTCGGTCTGGAACAGCACCGTGCCGGGCGGCATGTTCGGGTGGATCTTGATCGGGATCTCCGCCGCGCCGCCCATCGTGAACTTGTTGAGGTACGAGCGGATCATCGACCCGCCGCGCATCCCCGCCAGGTCCGACTCGACGAAGCGGGTCGCGCCGCTCGTGGTCGCAGTCAGCACCTTGATGTAGATGTTCTGCGCCTCCTGGCTGTTCACCCAGATGACGCTGGGCGAGAGCCGGTAGAGATCCCAGAACGCCTTGAGCATCGCGTCGATCTCGACGACACCACCCTTGCCGTCCGCCGTCAGCGGCGTGCCCGTGCCCGCGGTGCCGGTCGCCATCTGCGTAACCAGGCCGCCGGTCGATCCCTGGAAGATGATGCAGCTCGAGAGCGTCGAGTACGTGGTGAGCGAGCCGGCGCCGATCGTCTGCGGGAGGATGCCGTCGAAGAGCAGCGCGTTCTGGCTGTTGTCCGACGCCGGCATCGCCGAGGCGAGCTGCGTGGTGGAGGGCACCGTGCCCACGACCACCGAGTTGATGGTGGTGATCGCCGCGAGGCGCTCCGAGCCGGCCACGCCGAAGTACCAAGCGTAGGCGAACGCGCCCTTGACCAGCGCGACCGTGGCGCTGATGACGTTGGTCGTGCCCGCGCCGGTCGCGAGGGTGGCGTTCGTCGACTTCTGGCCCGAGCCGCCGCCGTAGTTGTCGACGGTCGAGTCCGCGTTGGTGCGAGAGATGGCCGCGACCACGCCGCCCGACAGGCTGGAGTTGAGGAAACCGTCGAGCGTCAACGCGACGCAGATCATCGAGTAGGTGGTCGTCGCCGGGAGCGAGCCGCCCGTGGTGGCCGTCGCAAGGGTCGGCGTCGGCGTGGTGCCGAGCGCGATCAGCGAGGCGTTGCCGCCGAGGATGCAGTGCTCCTCCTGGATCATCAGGGAGTGGAGCAGGTTCGTGACGGCGAGCGCCTTCACGTCCTCGAACGTGCGGCCGGCGTACCCCGCTTCGAACGAGACGTTGTCTTCGAGGCCGAGCCCCTTGTAGCTGGCGAGCAGGGACGCGGTGCCGGTGCTGATGACGCCCGAGCGGTTGCCTTCCGAGACGCCCGCCGCGAGGTTGCCGGTGTTGATGCCGGTGACCGCGCGCCAGTTGACCGCCGTGCCGCCCTTCCCGCTCTGCGCGCGAGGGATCGCGTTGCGCAGCGGAGTGATGACCGGGAACAGCTTCTTGCTCGGCGCCTCGAGGTTGAAGGCGACGAGGCCGGAGCCCTGCGTGATGGACTTGCTGATCTTGTCGTCCGGCGTCCCGAGCGCGGCCTTCGCCAGCTCAAGAGTTTCTGCGGTGATTACGGCGCCCATATCTGTTGCTCCTTTGGGTCCCCGGCCAGGCCGAGGGCTGGGGGTTAGAGGATTCGGTTTCCGCCCGCGGCGTGGACGGCCTTGAGGAGAGAGGCGGCTTCGGCGGCCTCGCCGGTCGCGCCCGGGATCGGCTTCGCGTCCGCGGCGATGCGCGCGGCGTCGTCGCTCTTCGAGATCGGGACGCCCTTGAGCGAGCCTTTCTTCTTCAGCTCGATCTCGGCCGCGGACAGGCGCTTCGTGAGCGCCTCCCTCTCGGCGAGCACCTTCTTGAGCGCGTCGCCGGCGAGCTTGGTGGCCTCTTCGGCCTTCGCGAGCGCGGCCTCGGAATCGGCGGCGCGCTTCTGCAGCTCGCCGACCTGCGCGGCCATGCCGACGTCGTCCTTCTTCTCGTCCTCGGCGTCCGAGCTGTCCTTGTCGTAGCCGAGCGCGCCGAGCTTCTCGTGCGCGTCCTTCACGCACTTGTGGATGTCGGCGATCGCGTCGGCCGTGGCCTTCGAGAACTTCGCGCCCTTCTTCTCGATGGGCTCGCCCTTCGCGGCGGCGATGAACGCGCGCGCGATGGCGCCGAGCTTCTCGCTCTTCTTGAGCGCGCCCGGCTTCTCCGCGAGGCCGACCACGTCGACCTCTTCGCCGGCGTCGCCGACCAGCTCCGCGGTCTCCTCCGCGACCAAGTCGCGCAGCACCGAGCACAGCTCGGCGACCACGGCCTTGATGCGCGCGGGAACGGGCGAGGAGTCACCCTCGAAGTCGGCCTCGAACTGCGCGTCGGTGGAGAGCGCGCTCAGCTCGCCGCACAGGTGCGCGGCCCAGGCAACTTGGTACATGCCCTTCTCGACGGGCTCGGCCACGTCCATCTTGAAGAGCGTGATGAGCGCGTCCGGATTGGCCGGGCGGTCGACGAGGCTGATCTCGGAGAGCTTGAGGCCCTCGATCACCTTGGCGTTGTCGCTGGAGCGCTTGGTGGCGCGGCCGCCGATCGAGAAGCCCTGCAGGACGCCGGCCTCGACCTTCTTGCAGCTGTCGCTGTCGACGATGTGCGCGCTGATGTGCGTGACGCCCGCGTCGTCGACGGTGCACTCGATCGCCTTGCCGGCGGCGATCGGCTGGTGCATCTCGCGGACGTTGGCGAACTTCATGAAGTCGGGCAGCGCCGCGCGCATCGCGTCGGCCTTGACGACCTCGCCCTGCGAGTCGACGGACTCAGTCGAGGCGATGCCCTCGACGATGAGGGTGCCGTCGTCCTGCTTGGTGACCTTGGAGATCGAGCCGTAGACGCGGATCGCGTGTGCCATGCCGAGCAGCTTCAGCTCGCGCGGCCACAGATTCCGGAGCTATGGGAATCGCGCGCAGGACATCAGCGCGAGGGAAACACAGCGACTTACGCGGTCGCGTTTGGACCCGACGGCTTGAAGCTATCCAACTCGACCGCATCAAGCGTCAGTAGCTGCTGATATTTGTTCAGCCCGCGAAGACCCTCGAACAACTTGCGGCCCGTGGCCTCCAGGTCCGCACCACGACCATCGATAATGAGTTCTGCGCTGAAGTCTTTGACCTCGTCGTCGTCCACATGTGGATTCGAGACGAGCGTCCCAAGAAGACCGTCAAGCTTGAACCCGCAGGCTCTCGTAGCGTCCCTTTCGAGGCGCTTGACGCCAGCAACAGCTTCAATGTCCTGCGCGATGTCCGACAGGGTTGCCGACTTCCCACCAAAGAAGATGCCGATGCTTTGCGACACAAGCCCTCCTAGAGCGAGACCGTCTTGTCGAGGTCGATATTATCGTTGATGAACCGCAAATGCCACAACGGACCTTCCTTCTCCGGATGGTGTCGTTTGCCCCGGAAATAGCTGGCAACAGCATCCGCGTCTGCCTCTGTGAGCCCGCGCCTGGTTCCATCGATGATGATGTTCGGAGATTGACCATGCTCCTCTAGTGACTCAGAGATGGTTCTCCGGCATGCACGAACTGCATCCTTGCTGTTCTCGGCTAGGTGCTTGATTTCGATTGAGTTCGCTACCGTTCGAGGCGGAGGCTCTTCGCTGCTAAGCCAGCCCTCCGGCATGCGCGTATCGGGGGCCTGATCTGCCTGCTTTGCCCACTGAAAATTTCTGCCTTCTCCGACTAATCTCTCGACGAGTTCTTTCTCTTCGTCTGAGACCGTATGGTCAGGCGTTCCAATGATCTTGCCTGGCGCTCTCTTCTTTCTGTCCGTGGGCCAAGGCGGCGAAGGGCTTCTCTCTTCCTTCGGTGCGTGTGGCCCTTCGTCTCCGCCCCCTCCTCCACCACCACCGCCGTTGCTATCGAACTGACCGAGCGCGTTGCGTGGTTGGCCCGGGTACTTCGCGAGCTTCTCGGCGTCCTCGCGCAACACCGGCAGCACGTCGCATCGGCACATCGGATGCGCGGGCGGTCCGTCGCTGCCGTCGCTGAAGTCCTCGTCGAGCGGCACGATCTCGCCGTGCAGCGCCTGGCACTCATCGCAGCAGTCCGGCGCGGTGAGCCACTCTTTGCCCTCGACGACGCCGCTCTCGTCCCATCCGATCAGATTGCCCTGCACGTCCGCGAACGCGGTCTCGGTGCGCGCGATGCGCTCGCTGCGCGCCTCACTGAAGGCCTCGCTGCCCTCGAGCTCGTCCGCGAGCGTGTCGTTGCTCCAGCCCTCCTCGAGCGCCTCCTGCGTGAGCGTGCGCACGAGATCGCGCGTGGTCGCGTCGAGGCCCTTCACCAGCTCTGCGGAGTGGTCGTGCGCCCAGGCGATCGCCTGCTCGTTGGCCTGGTCGAGAAGCGCGGCCAGATCGGCATCGACCTGCTCGAGGCCCAGGCGCGCGGCATCCTGCGCGATGCGCTGCAGCTGCGGCTCGAGCTCCGCGCGCAGCGGCTCGTAGTCGATGTCCGCTGCGGGCGTGTGGTCGCGGTCCTTGTCGTCGGCGCCTGCCTTGGCAAGGTCCCCCTCTTGCTGTTCGGCGAGAAGGGGGGTTGCAGACTTGTGCGCGCCACCGCGCGCGCGAAGCGAGACCGAGCGCGCCGCCGCGGCGAAGAACGAGGTGCAGGCCGCGCGAATGCGCTCGCGCGCGTCAGAGACCAGCGGGCGGTCGCGGTCGAAGCGACCTCCGAGCCGCTTTGGCGACCTTCGTCGCGGGCGGCTCGGGTGGACCGCTGCCATCGGGCTGTCCGTCGCCGGTGCCGTCGCCCTGCTCGAGTGCGGGCGGAGGCGGCGGGAACAGTTCGTCGCGCTGCTCGGGGGTCATGGGCTGCTCGCCGTACTTGGCGCGCACCTCGTCGACGGTGAGCCAGGGCTTGCCGCCACCGGCGCCGAGCGCAGTCGACATCACGGTCGCCTTCGCCTCTGGATCGGCGATCTCCTCGTCGATCCAGACGAGCGTGAGATCGTCCGCTCCAAACGCGCGCGAGATCACCTCGTTCATGAAGTCGCGGAACCAGCGCTTCAGAGGCTCGAGGCCCTCTTCGGCGGCTGCCTGCTTCGCGGTCTCCGCGGTGGCGCGGTTCATCTGCTTCGTGAAGGCCTGCGGCGAGATCGAGAAGCAGAAGCAGACGATGCGCGCGATCCACTCGTCGTACTCGTCCTTGAGCACGCCAGACTTCAGTTCGTACGGCTTCACATCGCCGGGGACGAACCGTGCGCGGCGCCGCTCTGCGGTGTTGCCGCTCAGCAGCGAGTCCCAGTAGTTCTGGAAGTCCGCGAGCTGCTTCTGCGACCAGGTCGACGGCGCACCGAGGAGCACGTCGGGCACACTGCCGGCCGTGTAGTACTCGAGCTGGAAGAGCTCGCGGCGGATGCCGATGTTGATCATCGTCACCACCTGCTCAACGGGGCTCATTCCGTAGATGCGGTGGCTGCGCACGTTGCGCGGCATGTAGACGAGCTCTGCCGCGCGGTAGTCGACGGCAGGGATGCCCTTGAGCACCTGCTGGTAGGCCGGATCGGGATCGATCGGCTGCCGGCCGTCGGGGCGGATCAGCGGCTTGATGGTCGCGCCGTCGATGACCTCGGGCACGAGGTGGCCGAGCGCGCTGGGCGAAAGGTAGACGGTGGGCGCGTCGATGACGAGCAGATCCTCGAGGATCATGCGCATCCACTGCGACCAGGTGTGGATGCCGTCTGGCTTGCGCAGCGCCGCCTTGATCTCCTTCGCGCGCGCGCCGCCGTCAGAGCCGTCGACGCCCTTGATGTCCCAGTCCTGCGCCTCCATCTGGTCCTTGCGCGTCTCGATGACGAGGCGAAGGATGTCGAGGCCGCCGCGCGTGGGCTCGGCAAGATCGCGCAGCTGGTGGAAGGTGATCTGATCGCTGCCCTGCTCGCTGCGCGGCTGGGAGCCGTTGAGGTTGTAGCCGACGGCGTAATCGAACGCGCGGCCGCGCACGTCATCCGGCGCGCCAGGCGCCATCGGCTGCGCCGGCCCGAACCAGGCCTCCGAGGCGCCGCGGATCATGCCGCCGACAGCGGCGCTCACCGCGCGCGAGGCGCGCGCAATGAGGCCGGGGTCGATGGGCGTGCCGCGGCGCTCGGCCATGAGCTAGACCGAGGTTCCGGAGGCGTTGATCCAGCCGGTGTTCGAGGCGTTGCGCCAGATCGGGATGCCGAGCGTGGAGTCGAACCACGGCTGTCCGGGCAGCAGGTTGAGCGTGGGGCGGCCGCTGGTCGGGTCAATGCCGACGTCGTTGACGACGGAGAAGCCCATCGCCTGCAGCTGCGAGAAGTAGCCCTGAGGGACCTGCACGGTGCCATCGGACGCGGGCGTGAAGACCGTTCCATCCGCGGCGACGTACGTGCCGCCGGCGGAGTTGGGTGCAAGCATCGTGATGGTTGCGGACATGGTCTTCGCCCTCGCGAGTGAGAACTGCGCGAGGATGAAGCTACGGGCCGGTGGCCACAGATTCCGCCGCGGCTACTTTGCCGCCTTGGCCTCCGCCTGCGCCCGGTAGAACTCGAGGATGCCGAGACCTGCGCCGTCGCTCAGCTCGGTGAGCGCCCAGACGAGCGCATCGACGCGGTCGGGCGACTTCTCATTGCCCTCGGGCAGGAACGAACACATCTGGTCCTCGAGCTCGGGCAGCGCGCCGACGTGGTGCACCTTGCCCTGCTCGTAGAGCGCGGCGATGGGCTCCGCGCGCACGCGCTTGCCGCGGCTCGCGTGCACGGCCTTGTAGGGCGCGCTCGAGCGCACCGTTCGCAGCGTGTGCTCGACCATCTCGCCGCCGTTGTTCACCTCGGCGACGATGCGATCGGCCGCGAACTCGTCGAGCGCGATCACCGCGCGCCGCGCCCAGCCGTCGGGCGACATGCGGCAGGTGCGATCGGCGAGCACGTAGAACGCGCCATCCTCGCCGCGCGCGGCCACCACGATGCCGGTCTCGTCCGCGTCCTCGCCGCTCGTGACCGCGGGATCGATCGCGACCACGACGCGCGAGAGCGCAGGTGCTTCGCGCACGCGGAGCGCGTCGATCGCATCTCGCTGCCAGAGCGCACCCGGCACGTCGTCAAGCACCTCGCCGCCGAGCTCCTGCCGGCCGAGACGCGTGCCCTCGTACTTCGCGCGGAACTCGGCGAGCGCTGTCGATGCGAGGTTCGCCGCGTTGTCGTAGGTGCTGCCGCGTGTGACGCGGCATCGCGGATCTTTGAGCAATCGCTTCAAGATCGCGAGCGGCCGCGGAGTCGTCGTGATGACCTTGCGCGGGTTCGCGCCGAGGCGCAGGCCAAAGATCAAATTGCTCCACGTCTCCTCGAGGTAGCGCCAACTCGCGAGCTCGTCGCAGAGCGCGAAGTGGTGCTGTGGACCGCGGAGTAGATCCGGCTCGT